GCACTTGAAGTTGGCCCTACAGGTGGAGCATACGGTACGTATGTTGACATGGAAGGTGTCACAAAAAATGAACAAGAATTGATCAAAAAGTATCGGGAAATGGCAACATTTCCTGAGTGTGATCAAGCAATAGATGATGTTGTTAATGAGGCCATCGTTGCAAACAGGGAAGAATCTCCTGTCAGCGTTAGCCTAGAAAAATCAAATCTATCAGATACTATTAGAGAAAGCATAAAGAACGAGTTCACGGAACTGGTTCGTTTACTTGATTTTCGTAAAGTTGGTTATGAAATGTTTAGGAAATGGTATGTTGATGGTAGATTGTATTTTCATATTATCATTGATACTAAAAATCCAAAAAGAGGAATCCTCGAATTACGCCCAATAGATCCCCTAAAAATAAAGAAAGTTAGACAACCAATAGTTATTCAAGGACCCCAAGGTGCAGAACTTGATACTTCTGGATTTCAAGAATATTATATGTTTAATGAAAGGGGAATTTCGCAGACTGCAGGGGGCCAAACAATTCAAATTTCTGAAGATTCCATTTCTTATGTTCATTCTGGAGTATTAAATCCCGATAGGAAAATAGTTTTAAGTCATCTTCACAAAGCAATCAAACCCCTTAATCAACTCAGAATGTTAGAAGACGCGGTGGTCATCTATCGTATCTCACGTGCTCCTGAACGTAGAATTTTCTATATTGATGTTGGTAACTTACCTAAGATCAAAGCAGAACAATATCTACGTGATATCATGAGCAAATATAAAAACAAATTGGTATATGATTCTAATACTGGTGAAGTTAAAGATGAACGTAAGCACATGAGTATGTTAGAGGATTACTGGCTTCCACGTAGAGAAGGTGGTAGGGGTACAGAAATTACAACGTTGCCGGGAGGGGAGAATCTTGGTGAATTAGCTGATGTTGAGTATTTCAGAACAAAATTATACAAAGCACTCAATGTTCCCCCTTCTCGTTTAGAACAAGATTCTGGTTTTATACTAGGACGAGCAGAAGAGATTACTAGAGATGAGGTTAAATTTACTCGTTTCATTGAGAGATTACGATCTAGATTTAATATTTTATTTAATGATCTTCTTGAAAAACAATTACTACTCAAGGGTATAGTTTCTTCTCAAGATTGGTTGATGATAAAAGACCAAGTTATATATGAATGGCAATCCGATTCACATTTTGCGGAACTACAACAAGCAACAATGATGAGAGAACGGTTAGGAACGTTAGTAAATGATATGGGATATAGAGATGCGGTTGTTGGTAAATATTTCTCTCAAGAATATATCAATAAAAAAGTTCTTAAATTGACTCAAGATGAAATCGATGATATGAAAGCTCAGATTGAGAAAGAGAAAGAAGAGGCCGCGGGTGGAGAAAAAGGAGCAGAGGATCAACAATGGGAATTTGATCCATCAAAAAATAGGCCTGATCTAAAAGTTATAAGTGGTTAACATTTATAAATAGTATAAATATTATAAATATCTATTAATAGAGGAAAAGTTATGTCTGAAGCAGCTACAGTTAGTGATATCGTAGCATTATCTGCTCAAGATGATGCTGCAGGAGTAAAATCAACAATTAGTGATGTACTCCAACAAAAAATCGTAGTCGAATTAGAGAATAAGAAAAAAGAATTTGCAACAACTTTTTTAAACAAACAGAACACAGACCCGAAAGGGCCGGAAAGTCAAGAGGAAATAACAGATGGCAGCAGAAACACAAGTACTAATTGATAACGAAAAAAAATATATTGCTAAATTTTTTTCTGATGCAGACGAATCAGATGTTAAGAAAGTAGATCTATCGACACTTGCTTGGGCAAAACATACACTTACTTTATCTGGAGCTGCAAGTCCAAATTTTAAAATTGGTGAAGTAATAACAACCGCTGCTACCGAACATTTTCTTGTTACAGGTTTTACAGCCGGAGCTTCCACAGTAGAAGTTGTTGGATGGGATAATACGAACAAAAAAGCAACAACTATTTTAACTACTATGTCTAATGGTGATGCAATTGTTGGTGGAGTATCTGGAACTAATACAAGAACTGTTGCAAATAGTGGTGCCTTTATAGGCCTGGAGTGGAATGTATTAGTTACTAAAATAATGTGGGCAACAATTGGTTGTCAAGTTGGAATTGAATGGGATGGATCTACTGCGGAAAAATATATTGGAGAATTTGGAGGTAATGGAAGTTGGTCTATGCCCGGAAATGAATGGCCAGGAATACCAATAAACGCAACAGGTGATGGCTCTGAGGTTTTAGGAGATATTCAATTCTCTACAGCAGATCAATCTGGTACTGATTCATATACAATCATAATGGAATTGAAGAAACAAGCACCAGGATATGATGTTCCAGCATACGAAGAAAATGCAAGTTTGGGATACAGAGTTGATTACGTACTAGGAAATTTCACATAATAGGAGAAATATGAGACTTATATGCGAACATTTAGAGGATGTAGAATTTATATGTGAAGATTCCAAGACAGGAAAAAATTATTACATTGAAGGTATATTCATGCAGGCCAATGTGAAGAATCGAAATGGTCGGATATATCCAAAACATATATTACAAAAAGAAGCCAAAAGATACGAACAAAATTACATCAAACAAAACAGAGCTTTTGGTGAACTAGGTCATCCAGAAGGACCAACGGTAAATCTTGAAAGAGTTTCCCACATGATTACAGAGTTAAAAGAGGATGGAAACGATTTTAGAGGCCGAGCAAAGATTCTGGATACACCTTATGGAAAAATTGTAAAGAACCTTATCGATGAGGGTGCCCGTTTGGGTGTCTCATCCAGAGGAATGGGCTCCTTAAAGCCTATGGGACGCAATTGTAGTCAAGTACAAGATGATTTTTATCTTGCAACTGCTGCTGATATTGTTGCCGATCCTTCTGCTCCAGCGGCATTTGTCAATGGTATTATGGAAGGAAAAGAATGGATATGGGATAATGGTATTCTAGGTGAACACCAAATTGCCCGAATCGAAAAACAAATTAAACTTTCTCGAAAAAATCTTGAAAAGACACAGATAGATGCTTTCGAAACGTTTATGTCAAGTTTATAAATTTACTAAATAATAACAGTAAATACTAATTTTAAATTAGATACAGGAGATTTAAATGTCTGAAGAATATTTAGAACAAGAGTCTGAAGAAGAAGAAACAATTGAAGAAGATTCTTCAGAAGATTTAACAGAAGATGTAGAATATGAAGGTGATTGGGACGAAATTGTCGAAGAAGCTATCGATGATGATGTTGACATCGAAGATTCAGAAGCTTTCGGAGAATGGTTAGACGAAAATTATGAAGAGTTAGATGAAGAAGGCGATGAAGATGAAGAAGATGATGAAGAAGATGAAGGCGAAGAAGAAGAAGTTCCTGAAGGTGCAGCTGAACGTAAAGCCGCAAGAAAAGCATACAAGACAGCGAGCAAGGACAAGGGAAAGATGAAGCGAAGAGCGAAATTGGCTAAAATTTCTGCCAAAAAGCGGAAAGGCAAAAAAGTAGTTAAACGCAGAGCATTAAAAGCCGGTGATGAGGTCGAAGAAGATGAAATTGAGGAAGGTGCTGGTGCATTAAGACGTAAGGCTGCAAAAAAAGCATATGCGAAACTTTCCTCATCTGCTAAAAAGAAACTTGCGAAGGCCGGAGCAAAATCAGCCAAAAAACGAAAAGGTAAAAAAGTTAAACATCGCAAAAAATTAGCAGCTTCCATGATTCCAACAACTAAGAATCAAATGTTGAAAAACATCTATGATCAAGTTAATGGAATGTTGAAAACTGATTTGGCATCTAAGTACGAACAAATTATGGGCGCAACTGATCTTGAAGAAATTGAAGAGGAAGTTGCAGGACCGATTCGTACTCAAGCAGCTATTAGAGCAGAAGATATCTCACCAGTTGATGTCAGAGATGATGTCGAAGCACTTATACAAGGTGAAGAAGGGCTTTCAGATGATTTCAAAGAAAAAGCCTCTACTATCTTCGAAGCTGCTGTTCACGCAAAAGTTGTTGATGAACTCAATACTAAACTGGAAGAAATTGAAGGAGAGAACTCTGCAGATAGCAAAGCTTTCCAAAAAGAACTTACAGAAAAAGTAGACGGTTATCTGACATATGTCGTTGAAGAGTGGATGTCCGAAAATGAACTAGCAATCGATAGAGGAATTCGTTCCGAATTGGTTGAAGATTTCATGTCTGGACTCAGAACACTTTTCACAGAACATTATATCGACATTCCCGAAGAGAAAGTTGACATGGTTGACGACTTATTTACAAAAGTTGAAGATCTGGAAACTTCTTTGGATGAAGAGATTAATCGTGGAGTAGAACTCCAAAAAGAATTGGCTCAGTTCAAAAAAGATGATGCCCTTCGTGATGCTACAAAAGAGTTGGCTGATACGGAAACTGAAAAGATTTCCAAATTAGCTGAAGGTATCGAATATGAGAACCAAGAGCAATATACTGAGAAATTGAATGTACTTAAAGAAAGTTATTTTCCTAAATCTGATGCAGTTACTTCAGAGATCACAGAAACGGATGAAACAATTGAAGTTTCTGATGAGCAAACGGAAGAAAAACTAAATGAAGATATGAAACATTATACATCAGCGATAAAACGCTACAATTCATAATAATTTTTAATTTTATAACCTTATAGGAGAAAATATGTACCTAGCTGAAGACCTTCAGAAAAAGTGGGGTCCGGTTCTTGATCACGAAGATTTACCTAAGATCAAAGACCATTATCGTAGAGCTGTGACTGCTGTTCTTTTGGAAAACCAAGAGAAAGCAATGCGGGAACAAGCCTCACACGATGGTGGAATGTTTGGAAATCTTTCAGAAGCGGCACACGCTAACAAGACCGGCGGTAATATTGATACCGTTGATCCTGTTTTGATTTCGTTGGTTCGTAGAGCTATGCCTAATCTCATCGCCTATGATGTTTGTGGAGTTCAACCGATGACTGGTCCTACCGGACTGATCTTCGCGATGAAATCTCACATCACATCTCAGGCTGGTGTAGAAGCAGCAGACTCAAAAGAAGCCGACACATCCTTTTCTGGTAGTGGAACACATTCCGCTAACAGTAACCCCGCAGATGCAACTATGACTACCGGTACTGGTACAGCAACAGCTACACAAGAAGCTGATGTGACCATATCCGAAATGGCATTTGCAATCGACAAAGTAACAGTTACAGCCAAATCACGTGCACTCAAAGCAGAGTACACAATGGAATTGGCACAGGATCTTAAAGCCGTTCATGGTTTAGATGCTGAAACTGAACTTTCGAATATTCTGTCAAGTGAGATCTTGG